AAGAGCCCGCGCTAGGTCGTCGCGAGTTTATTTCGGAGGCGAGCCATGAAGGCGCTCCAGCCCTTCACCGTCCCGCACTTCCGAGCGTGGGCTGCTGAACTCGAACTCGACAACGGCGAGCCGTGGGTCGTCGAGGACTACTTCGCCGCCTTTCTCGAGGACTACTTCGCTGGCATCCGCGAGCTGTGGCTGGTCGTGCCCGAGGAGAACGCCAAGACCACGAACATCGCCGGCCTGACGCTCTACCTCCTGGAGCACCGTCCGCACGCCATGATTCCGTGGGCTGCATCGTCCCGTGACCAGGCCGAGATCGGCTTCCGCCAGGCCGCTGGCTTCGTCCATCGCAGCCCTCGCCTCAAGGCGCTGTTCAAGTGTCTGCCCGGCCTGCGCAAGATCCGCCACCGGGCCGACATCGACGCCGAGATCAAGGTGTTCGCCGCTGACGACGGGACGGGCGACGGCGTCATCTTCACCGACGCGATCATCGACGAGCTCCACCGCCACAAGAACCTGGCCCTGTACCGGACGTGGGGCGGCAAGCTCGACAAGCGTGCGGGCCAGATGGCGACGATGAGCACCGCTGGCGAGGTCGACAGCGAGTTCGAGCAGACGCGGGAGAAGATCCGGCAGGAGCTCCCGGTCATCGAGCGCCGGCCCGGCTACATCCACGCCCGCTCGGCCCAGGTCGCGCTCCACGAGTACGCGGTGCCCGAGGGCGGCGACGTCGAGGACATGGCCGTCGTCAAACTGGCCAACCCGTTCAGCCGGATCACGGTCGACAGCCTCGAGCGCAAGTTCAACAAGCCGACGATGACCCTCTCGCACTGGCGCCGGTTCTCGTGCAACGCGCCGACCCGCTCCGATTCAGCCGCGATCACCGAGAGCGAGTGGTATGGCGCGAAGACCAATGAGCCGATTCCAGAGGGCCAGTCGATCTGGTTGGGCGTGGACGTGGGCTTCAAGTGGGACACGACCGCCCTCGTCCCGTTCTGGATGCCGGAGCCGACCCGCCGCCAGTTCGGCCCGGCCACCGTCCTCGTCCCGCCGCGGGATGGGTCGGCGCTGGAAGTGGACGTCATCAAGCGGGGGATCGTGGTCATCCACGAGCGCAACCCGATCGAATGCGTGGTCATGGACACCAGCCACGCCGAGGATCTCGCGCAGTGGATTCGGGACAACATCACCGAAACGGTCGTCGACCGGCAGCAGACCAACACCCTGGCCGTGGAGGACTACGAGCGATTCATGTCAGCACTACGCAACGGGTGGCTCCAGCACGCCGGCGACCCCGGCCTGACCCGTCACGCGCTGAACGCCGTGGCCCGCGTCCTGCCCTTCGGTGACGCCCGCTTCGATCGCGTGTCGCAGACCCGTCAGGGCGGCAACCAGGAGATCCGGGTCATCGACGCGCTGACGGCGGCGGCGATGGTCAACTCGGTCGCCTCGGCCCAGCCCGAACCCGTGGCCGAGCCGATCGTCGCATGGGGCTGATCGACACCGTCCGCGCCTTCTTCGGTCCTGCGCCCGAGCAGCGGTCGTGGGGCTACCCGGACCTCGACTACGCGCTCATCAACGGCATCCAGTACCCGTTGACCAACCTCAACCTGACCATGCCCGGCGGCCGCGAGGAGGAGATCGAGTCCAACTTCGCCAGCTACGTCCAGCGGGCGTACAAGTCGAACAGCGTGGTCTTCGCCTGCATGGCGGTCCGCCAGCTCCTGTTCAGCGAGGCGCGGTTCCAGTACCAGCGCCTGGACAAGGGCCGGCCGGGTGAGCTGTACGGCAACCCGAGCCTCGACATCCTCGAGCACCCGTGGGTCGGTGGCACCACCGGCGACCTCCTGGCCCGAGCGATTACCGACATGGACCTCGCCGGCAACTTCTACGCCACCCGGCGGCGGAACCGGATCATCCGCCTCCGTCCCGATTGGGTGACGATCGTGGTCGGCAGCCAGTCCGACCCGAAGGTGACCGGCAACGACATCGACGGCGAGTTCCTCGGGATCATCTACTACCCCGGCGGCGAGTACTCGGGCTCAGATCCTGAGTACCTGCTGCGCGAGGAGATCGCCCACTTTGCCATGTACCCCGACCCGGAGGCCAACGTCCGGGGTATGAGCTGGATCACCCCGCTCGTGCGCGAGGTGATGGCCGACAGCGCGGCCAGCGCCCACAAGCTCAAGTTCTTCGAGAACGGCGCCACCCCGCAGATGATCGTGAAGCGGGCCGACGCGCCCACCCCGGAGCAGTTCCAGGAGTGGAAGAAGATCATCGACTCGGGGCACAACGGCGCCGCCAACGCCTACCGCACCCTGTACCTCACGGCCGGCGCCGACGCGACGGTGGTCGGCAAGGATCTCCAGCAGGTCGAGTTCAAGGCCACCCAGGGCGCGGGTGAGACGCGGATCGCCGCGGCCGCCCGAGTCCACCCGGCCGTCGTCGGTCTGTCGGAGGGGATGCAGGGTGCCTCCCTGAACAGCGGCAACTTCGCCGCCGCCCGCCGGCTCGTCGCGGACGGGTTCGCCCGCCCGACGTGGCGCAACTTCGCTGGCTCGATGGGAACGTTGGTGCCCGCGCCTGCCGGCTCGCGGCTCTGGTACGACGACCGCGACATCGCATTCCTCCGCGAGGACCGCAAGGACGCGGCCGAGATCCAGCAGATCAAGGCGCAGACCATCCGGTCGCTGACCGACGGCGGCTACGAGCCGACCTCGGTCATCAAGGCGGTCGAGGCCGAGAACATGAACCTGCTCAAGTGGACCGGCCTGGTGTCGGTCCAGCTCCAGCCACCCGGCTCGCTGACCGAGCCCGAACCGGCCGCCACCAACGGCCAAGCCCCCACGCCACAGGAGGCGCCCGCATGACGCTGAACCCGCTCATCGACAGCCCGCCCGCCCGGCTGCCCTTCCCGATCACCCGTGCCGTGGCGGCTCCGGTCGAGACGCTGGCGTCCACCGATGGGATGCCGACGATGGTCGGCCACTTCTCGACGTTCGACCAGTTCTACGAAGTCAACTCCATCCTCGAGGGTCGGTTCCTGGAGCGCATCGGTCGGCGTGCGTTCGATAAGACGATCCGCGAGAGCCGCGACCAGATGAAGGTCCTCTACGACCACGGCCAGGACCCGCAGATCGGGAACAAGGTGCTCGGCAAGATCGAGGACCTCCACACCGACCGCACCGGGCCGGCGTACACCGTGCCCTTGTTCGACACGTCATACAACCGCGACCTCCAACCGGGGCTCGAGGCGGGCCAGTACGGCAGCTCGTTCCGGTTCACGGTCGAGAAGGACCAGTGGGACGACAGCCCCGAGCCGCGGGATGACAACCCCGACGGCATCCCCGAGCGGACGATCACCGAGGCCCGCGTCTACGAGTTCGGCCCGGTCACCTTCCCTGCCAATCCGCATGCCACCGCCGGCGTCCGTTCGACGACCGACGACTTCTACCAGCGCAGCCGAGATCCCGAGGGCTTCGAGTCACTCGTCCGCGCTGCCCAATCAGCCCGCACTTCGATCCGCCAGGACGAAGCCGCACCCCCATCCGACGAGCCGCCGGACGACACTCAGCCTGAGCCGTCGCCACCGGACACTCCGCGGACCGAGCCAGAGCCGGACGAACCGGCCACAGATCCCGAACCGAGGAGTACCACCGTGACGGACTACGTCACCCCCGAGGACAAGATCGCTCGCGTGAACGAGCTTCAGGAGTCACTGAAGCGTCAGAACGAGGAATCGACCGGCGTCTTCACCGTCGAACAGCAGGCTCGCTGGGATGCCGACAACGAGGAGCTCGACGCCCTCACTGCCGACATCAAGGCCCGCGAGTCCCGCGAAGCCCGTCTCGTCGAGGTCGCTACCGCGTCCCCGGTCCAGACGGAAAAGGGCGAGGACCGCGGCCTCATGCAGAAGCCCATCGTCAAGGGCAAGCGCGACATCTTCTCCGACCTGACCCCCGAGGCCAGGAACGAGGGAGAGCGCATGCAGATCTTCCGCGACGACGCGATGCGTGCCGTCGAGCAGGAGACCTACCCGCAGATCGGTGACAAGGGCGCCTCGGCGTCCCGCGACAAGATCGCCGACCTGCTCGATAACCATGACTCGAAGGACAAGGAACTCGCCCGCCGGATCAAGTTCACCGGCTCGCCCGTCTACAAGCGGGCCTTCGAGAAGTTCCTCAAGGCCGGTCCTGGTGGTCAGTACTTCCTGACGGCCGAGGAGCAGCGAGGCACGGCCCTCGCGGTCGGTGTGGACGCGACTGGTGGATTCACCGTCCCGTTCGCGTTCGACCCGACGGTCATCGCCATCGGCTCGTGGTCCGGTGCGGTCAACCCGTACCGCCGCGTGACCCGCG